TCCTTCTCAGCAGCCATTTGCTTATCTTCCTCTACTATTTCTTCATCTGTTTGACGTAATATCTTACGACGAATGTGATCAACTGAATAGTACTTACCAATATAAGGATCAGCAGCTGCAAGAAGACCTAATCTTTCTTGCATTAATTCTGCATCCTTTAATTCTGAGAAGTGATTATCATATAGGTAATCATATTGAATATGATCACTCATTGATTCCCATTCTTCAGGAGTAATAACATTCTTAAGAATAAGTTGAGTTTTTAGAATGTCATGGAAAAGATTACTAAATCTCTTTCTCATTCTACCAACAAACTTAGTGAACTTAAGTTCATCTCTAAGAATTTCTGAAGAACGTCCAAGACTAAAACTACTATCATCACTCATTCTTGACTCTGGTACAGCAAGAGAACGATAGAGTTTCTTCTGGAAATATTGTACGTCAGTTAATTCTCCAAGATTTTGTCCGCCAGGAAGAGTTGTTATTTCAGTACCTCT